CCCAACTAACATCATGTTTTTCATCAAAGTTTATCAGTCCAGTACCACTCATGTGGCCTACCTCGGTTACATCTAACTTAGGATATGTAATCCTATTCCATAGATCTTCAACCTCTGGCCATTGAGGACCGATATCATCAAACAACATTAATCCTTTCCAACCTTTGTCTTCAAGGAACTCCATCATTTCTTCTTCTTGGAGGCCATCGTGGGGATCAACATCAAGCATAATGATAGAGACATGATCCCAATTGATGCTATCGTCTTCCCTGAAGTCTTTAATCTTGAACTCGATGTTATCTCTTTTAATTTGCGACGCACCTTGTTCTTGAAGATCGTAACTGATAACTTTGTTATTTTCATTGTATGATAAGGCTAATGCAGACCCACCAGTACGTGTGCCTACGTCAAGAATTACTGAGTTATCAAACTGTGTTGATAACCATGCGTACAAACGGTACTCACTCTGACCAGCACTAAGCCAGTCATTTCCATTAAGTGAGGCCTCTTGAAGGTGAGAAACATCTAAGTTCCTCACCACATCCTTATCAATCTTGATAGTCTTCTTGGTTACTTTTCGCATGTTACAGTTTCCTTTGATGAAAGATCAACCACACCATGTTGGCGGGAATTAATTTGTTCAGAGATCCAATCGTAAGTCCTACGAATACCTTCTTCAAGAGTTTGGAAATAATCCCAACCAAGTTTCTCACGAATGAGATCATTGTTTGAGTTCCTACCACGTACTCCTGTTGGTGCATTAAGACTGTAAGATTTCCTTACCACCTTACCACTTACCTTAGCAGCAGTTTCCACTAATTGATTAATGGTAACCATCTCTTCGGAACCGATATTGACGGGTCCTTGGAAGTCTGATTCCATAAGTCGTCTGGTTGCTTCGATGCACTCGTCGATGTAGAGGAAGGATCTTGTCTGCAACCCGTCGCCCCACACTTCAATCGTTCCTCCCACATCTGGGAGTAGCGCAACCTTTCTTGAGATAGCTGCTGGAGCTTTTTCTTTTCCTCCTTGCCAGGTTCCTTCGGGTCCGAAGATATTATGATACCTGGCAACACGCACAGGGATATCATGATTACGATTGTAAGCCAAGTATAATCTCTCGGAGAAGAGTTTCTCCCATCCGTACTCGGAATCTGGTGCAGCTGGGTATGCAGAATTTTCACGACAGTCAGGGTTATCAGGATCAAGTTGGTTATGTTCTGGATACATGCAAGCAGAAGAACTGTAGAAGATCTTAGTCTTATTCTCACCGAGATTTCTGTTCAACTTAACTTGAGCATCAAGTACATTAAGATTGATACTAGCCGAGTTGTGCATGATGTCAGCAGAGTGTTCATCAGTAAAGATGTAACCTGCACCACCCATATCAGCAGCGAACTGATAGATCTGATCGAAAGAGTCTCCTTCTACGTCCATGACTCTTGAAACTAAACCTACCTCTCTCAGATCACCTTGGATGAACTCATCAGCGGCACTCTCAGAAAACTCTGGGTACTTAATGTCTACACCTCTAACCCAGAATCCCTCAGATTTGAGTCTCTTACACATGTGACTTCCAATGAAACCACCTGCTCCTAATACTAATGCCTTTTTGGTCGGCGCCATATAATCTTAAATAAACCGCAACTTATTTATTATAACAGGGATGAGTGGATTTATCAAGTATCTTTACGGTTGGAAACCATCTTAACTCCCTTAATTTCGTGGTATCCGCACACAATTCATCAGGTTCATTGGGTGTGTGTTCCTTAACTGGAAGGTAATCCATACCCATTGACTTAGCAAGATCCAGTACTGATATAGATTCTCCTGTACCAATATCAATAGGGCCTATGTACTGACTAGTCATTAGATAAGCAATAGCTCTGACTACATCCTTAACATGAATCCAATCCCTCTTGTGTCTGGTAAGATATGTTGCCGTCTTATCTTGTAACATTCTGTATAACATATCCTCTCTACTACCTTCCTCTGACCAGACATTAAAAAACCTCATACCAACACTGTTAGGTGGTGCCATGAGTTCATTTGCTTTCTTTGTTATTGCATAAGGATTCTGCCACCACTCATGTGCTCCAGCAGAACTTGCATACAATAATCTAACGTTGTTCTCTCTACAGTAATCAAATATAGGTTTCGACTTCTCTACATTATTCTCCCAGAATTTCTCTGGATTATCTACACTGTCTCTTAGTGCAGCATAGGCTGCAAGATGAATGATTACATCATAATGTTCTGCAAACATACCAGAAGGGCCAACCCAGTCCCCTATATCATCTGGTCTATCCAATCCATCTACCAAGTAACCATAACCTTGTTCATGTCTGAGATCATTAAACACATGTTTGCCAATGAATCCCTCATGTCCAGTAACTAGTATCCTCATGTTGATGACATCGAATCCATGTACTGTTGATCATTTATACCTGCGGTATGTACTTGAGGAAGACCAATGTTACCTTGATACCAACCAGTAGCAATATACTTATCACTCATAGGAGGATTGCCTCTATGTAAATGAGTGAAACTGCCAGGCCATATACAAACTGTACCCTTCTCTGGTTTTATTTTACGTTGTTGATACAACCACTCTGTCTCTCCACCTTCCTCTACATCATTCAAATATACCATCCATGCCATTGTTCTATCAGATACATTCCAATTAATATTTTCTCCGTGGAACATATGATATCCCTGTGTTGGTTCAGTCTTCTGAAGTAAAACCAACGCACTCACATAACTGAAGTTAGTAAGGTATGAAATCTCATTTATATAATAGAACAAACACCCATTAACATATTCCATCAACCCCTTTGCCTCACCAGGCGAGAAGGCATCTAAACAAATCTGTTTATCTTTAACGTGAGTATAGTTCCTTGGTGCTAATTGGGATGCATGATCCACATACTGACAAAGGTAATCACAAAAGTCTGAATCTACTGCCTTGGGAAAGACACCAATAAAATCTGTTATATCAAAGTCAGGTGGTTGATTATTTAAAGCTTCACTTGGGGGTTGCATTTTACCAATAATCTAAAGGACATCTAGCAGCATTAAACTTAATCTTATTAACAAGAAAACATCCACATTCTCTGCAGACTAACCGTTCTTTATCAAGTCTATTACAGTCATTACATATATCTATACGAGCTTTCCTTATCTCTTCAGGGACTAATAGAGTACCCTTATTAACATACTCCTTTATAATATCGAAGGCAGTCTTTGATAAATTAACTGCCTTTTCTGGTAAAGATGGATCAGTCATCCTTCTGTTTAATATCGTACTCGATAACGATTTTCTTAGATGATCTACCAGTTGAATTTAATGTAGTTGACTCACTCCACTCTCCTTTGAGTAGTGCCATCATTACATTCTTGTCTAGTCCACACATCATCTCACAATTTTCAACAGATTTACGAACAGATTCTAAACCATTAGGATACTTCTTAAGTTTAAATCCATGTTTATCTAATTCGTTTCCATCCTCATCATATTCTTTGTCTTTTATATCAGACTGGAACTCAGACATTCTTCAATTCCTCAGCAATTAAATTAATAACAGAGGAATACTCATGTTCTGGATCTTCTTCACTGAACTGGTATCCTTCACTCTTATAGTATCTCAAAACCTTCTTATAAATTTTTGGATATTTATAATCAAGAGCAAACCCCTGATCAACTGCCTTCTCTAGAACTTCTAGATTCTTCTTGAACTTATCCGTGAAAGAGTTCATGACTCTCGTGTAGTTTACTGGATTATTTTAGTCTAGTTATTCAGTTGTGTCAAGCACCATCATCGTGGTTCCATAAGTGACTGTCCTCTATAGGCACAGCAGTTCCAGAATCAATACAGGACTTTAATCTGTCCTTGTCTGGAACCAACGCTATCTCTCCGTCAGGAGTTTGAATAAAGTAGGACTCTCCATTTCTGGCATTGTCCAGTACTTCTTCCATATGTTCTTCAAGATATTGAAGATTAATCTTCTTCATTGCGGTAAGGCTTGGTCATAAGAATGGAAGTTATTATCTCTAATCCTATCACCCTGTTCTCTATTCTTTAAGAACTTAAGTATTTCGTCTGGAGTTGTTAATGTGTAAGCAAGATTCTCTAGATTATTTCTATTCTCTGAACCATCAGGAGTTTCTTCTTCAACGTATGCCATCTGAATGTTATTCTCAATTAACATAGCATAACGCCAAGATCTCTTACCCATTCCCTTATTATACATTTCATTAACCGTGATACCACCTGACATACCACCTTGACCATCAAGTCTTATCGAGAAGGCACCGTTTCCATCTGGAAGATAC